GCAGGCAACCCGTAGGTCACCTCCTGATTGCGCAGCACGCTCACCCGTGCGATAAGGCAGCCCATGGCTGAAGCTTCCATCAAGGACGGTGACTGGTACGCTGTGGTCCCGTGCTGCCCACACTGCTGGCGCAGCGACATACCCCGCAGTCCTCACCGCACGTCCCTCTGTGTGGAGTGCGTGAAGAACGCAGGCGTGGTTCGGCGCACCGAGCCACTGCCCGCCATCCTCAGCCCCCGGTCCTTCCTGCTCTTCAAAGCCAAGCCGCAGAAGTGGCTCGCGCTGAACGTGGGTGCCTCCCACATCAAAGAGCTGCCGGACGTCATGAAGAAGCTCGAGCCCCACCGGCTCATGCACCTCATGGTGGCCCGCTTCTGGGGCGACGAGGACAACGACTTCACCTACACGTCCTACACGATGCCCTTCGACCCTTGGGCACAAGACCCCGAGGTCGCCGAGGCCGAGGACGTGACCGACGGCGCTCCCAACCAGATGCTCCTCGCGCAGCAGCGCAACCGCCACACGCTGCACGTGCGCATGTTCCGCAACCGGTTCAACAACCGCGTGGCCCGTCCCATCCTCACTTGGCTGGCCAAGTGTGGTGTGCCCCTCACGAGCACCAGCATTGCTCGTACGAAGGGTGCAGAGGGCGAGTCGATGGTTGGGGTCACCTGCGTCCTAGACAAGCTAGGAACGCCCATGTCGAACACGCGGTGGCACCTGGTGCTCGACTTCCCGAGCGGGGTCCACCTCGTCTGCAAGGGCATCGGCATCACGTTCCCCACGCAGATGTCCCTCGTCATGCCTGACGAGTCGGTCACCCTCGAGCAGCCGTTCGACATCTATCAGATCATCACGCTGTGGCAGGCCCACCACGACACACCCTGAGGTCGTCATGGTCGACAGTATTGATAGGAAACTGATCTATGTCTCGACAGTTTTACTATTCATACTGATCGTGTTCACCTGACACGCCCAACCTCACTAGGGTCGCCGCCATGAAGAAGATGCCCACCGGTGTCGTGACCACGCGTGCTAACGGCGCGCAGTGGCAGAAGCAGGAAGAGCCCGGCAAGTCTCCCTGGAAGCAAGTGCGCCAGCGGGACAAGAACAAGCAGGGCTACGCCAAGCAGAACCAGATGGAAGCCAGCGAAGGCATGGCTACCGAGGAGATGAAGGGCGCCGAGCTTGGCTACCAGCTGCTGCGCAGCAAGTACGACCTCGACGGCCACCTGCCGCCCGACGAGATGCACCCTGACCACGTCGCTGTCGACACTGACGGTGACATGGACAGCAAGCCCGTCCTCTCTTGGGAGCAGGCTGGCAAGAAGCGCAACAGCTACACGGTGAACTTCCACCAGCGCCGGCACCGCCAGACGTTCGCCGAGCTGAAGAAGGCCATGCCCGCCCTGCGCGAGGCGCCCGACAAGCTCATGAAGATGTGCAAGTCGTGCAAGCCCGAGGACAAGGACCGCTACCTCGCCGCCTACTCGGTGGTGAAGTCCGGCCACACGCCCGACCAGATGCTGGCTGTGCAGCGCGGCCACGTCGGCATGGGCCGCATGGCCAAGTCCGGCAAGGCCAAGACCCGCATCGCGCTGCAGCACATGCAGGGTCACATGTTCCAGTGGGAGCCGGACACCGACGAGCTGGCCACTCACTACATGAGCAAGGCTGAGCACTCGCCCACTGCTCCGATGTTCTCGTGCAGCCACGACTGTGTGCGCACTGCCATGGAGGAAGCCGGTCTCGGTGGTATCTCCATGTCCACCATCCGTGCGCACGTCGCGACGCGCATGGCTGCTGACTTCCTGTCGAAGGCGCCCAAGGTCAAGGTCGATGCCTACGGCGCCGGCATGAACAAGGTGGCGGCCAACATCATGGCAGCCAGCAATCGCATCGGTGCTCACTTTGGTCACGACGTCGCCAAGTCCGGCATGTCGTTCGTGCCGCCTCATGTGCAGGCTGCCTACCTTGAGTCCGTCGGTGGGGCCGAGCACTACCGCAACACCTACGACAAACTGAACATGCGCAAGTCCGTGCGCACCCAGGAGGAAGAAGCGATATGGCAAAGCGCGCAAGAGCAGGTGCTGAAGTCGATCCCGTCGACGATGAGCGCGGACAAGATCCCGAGTCTGGTCCTGACGATGTTCGAGACGATGCTGACGCAGAGCCTGACTTCGACGCCGTCGAATCTGAGCTCGACGCCATCACCGGAGAGTCTGACGAAGGCGACGGAGACGACGCTGGAGAAGTCGGCGCCGACGCTGCAGTCGACCCGGCAGCCGAGATGGCTGACCCAGCAGCCATGGCCCCTCAGTACACCGCAGAAGACGCAGGCTACGGAGAGTACAAGCCCGACCCCGCAGAGCGGCAGCCTGGCGCACCTCCTTACGAGTTCGAGCACTACGCCACCATCGGCACTGACGGGCTCACCGACCGAGGCGTCGACCTCTACCTCGCAGCCACCAACTACAACTGGCCCAAGCCTGGCAAGCCCATCATCATGCCAGACGGAGACCTCTATTCAGAAGTCGGGGACAGCTACCCCATGCTCCCCGTCTTCACCGAGCGTACGAACTATTGAGCGACCCCGTGAGGTCAGCGACCTCATGGCCAAGCTTGTGCTGATGAAGGCGCAGGGCACGCACGTCTCGGCGTCGGCCCTCGCGCACTTCCTCGCGCTCTACGAGCACACGAACACAGAGGCGGGCGTCCTTCGCTTCATGACCGGTGTGGCTGAGTACGTCGGCATGGTCAGCGAGGCGCTGACCAAGGCTGGTAGCATCAAGGGCACGCGCGGTGACCCGGTCGGGCACATCGCCGTCCACGCCGATGGCTCGCGCTGGCGCAAGGTCGGACCTGGCAAGTGGGAGCGCGTCGGAGGCAAGCCCGCTGGCAAGGCTGGCGACAAGGCAAAGGGCAGCCCCGAGTCTGTGCGCGTGCAATCGCTGCGTGCTCGCCTCAAGAAGCTCAAAGACTCTTGGAAGGCTGCCGCTAGCTCCCAGCAGCGTGCCTCTGTCATCAAGCAGTTGACCGAGGTCAAATCTGCCATTCGGGCGCTGACCTCCAACAAGCGTGTCAAAAAGAGTAGCGCCATCGATGCTGAGCAGGCGCACATCGACATGCTGTACGTGAAGGCCCGCCACATGCTGGCCCTGTACAAGTCCGAGTACAGCGCTGAACTCATCGCCAAGGGCGAAGGCTTCGTGCCTCCCGAGGGTGCTCGCTCCGCCGCCCGACGTGGCCTTGAGCTGCGCCGCAAGTACAAGCGCGGTGGTCTCGACACCAAGCAGGCCAAGAAGGCCGGTGTCGGTTCTGGCGTGCAGCGCGCGTCGGACCTGATGCACGGCGAGGCCCTGTCCATTGAGACGGTTAAGCGCATGAAGAACTTCTTCTCGCGCCACTCCGCTTACAAGGACAAGCACAGCGACAAGACATCCGCTGCCTACATCAGTTGGCTCCTCTGGGGCGGCAACGCCGGGCAGCGTTGGGCTGAGAAGGTTGTGCGGCAGTACGAGGCCAAGAAGGGTATCAAGAAGTCGCTCGCGCCTGAGATCATCGCGAAGGGCATCTGCGACCCGCGCCCTGCCACTGCCCTCATGGATGATTACGTCCGTGAGACCTGTGAGCTCGATTACCGCAACACACTGGGTGCTCAGGACTACATCTTGCGCATGCTGCGCGACGGTGGCCGCACCGCAGTCGAACTGCAAACGTTCCTGCTGCAGAAGGGTGCGCCCGCAGCCGTCAAGCACATCGAGCACGTCATGAAGGAGGTGCGCGATGGTCGCGCGTAAGAACAAGGCCAAGGCACCCATTCCCCGCAGCGTCGCTGTGGTCTCGCCCGAGGGCGCGAACGTCGACCCGCTCAACGCGTCGCTCGCCGCACTCACCTCTACGCAGTCCACCGGACTGCACATGGGCGTCACGCCGCTCACCTACCACACGCTGTTCGCGATGGCGCGCACCCCTGTGGTGGCGTCCATCATCAGCACGCGCATGAACCAGGTGTCGGACTTCGCCAACCGCCTGCGCAGCCAGATGATGAACGGCTGGTCTATCCAACTCCGGCAGCCGAACGCGATTCCCTCGCGCGTCGACCGCTACCGCATGGACCACATCGCATCCATCATCGACACCGCCGGCGGCCAGTGGCAGGACGGAGGCTTCGAGCAGATCCTCCGGTCGATGACTTACTACACGCTGACCGTCGACCAAGCGCACATCCAGCCCATCAAGACCAAGATGGGCAAGCCCTGCGCGTTCCGACTGCTGGACCCGACCACCATCCGGCGCAACATCACCCTCGACGAGTACGTCAAGGACGGCAAGCTCGACTACGCCAAGACGGGCACCTGCCAATACATCAACAACCGGAAGGTCGCCGAGTTCGCCCCCGGTGAAATCTCGTGGTCGGTTCGCAACTCGCTGCCCGGCATCACGACGTTTGGCTACGGCTATCCCGAGCTTGCCATGCTCGTCACCACGGTGACAGCACTGCTCAATGCGCAGACGCACAACAGCCAGATCTACACGACCGGCTACCACGGCAACAACATGGTCACCATCAAGTCGCTGATGGGACCCGAGCGATTCAAGGCTTTCGAGAACAGCATCCAAGCTATGCTCGTCGGCGTGCGCCGCAACAAATCCGTGCCTGTCGTGCAGTTGAACCCCAACCTCAACGAGTCGATTGAGGTCCATCCGTTCGGCAAGCCGCCTGGCGACATGGAGTTCGCCAACTGGATCAACTGGTTGGTCAAGCTGATGTGCGCCCTCTACGCCATGGACCCGGTCGAGCTTGGCTTCACGTTCGGTGACGAGAACGCGCGCACGCGCAACAAGTCTGACATCTCGCCGCAGGACAAGATTGTCGCCTCCAAGGAGCGTGGACTCCGCCCGCTGCTCCGCTGGATTTCGCGGCAAATCAACGAAGCTATCATCTGGCCCTACTGGCCTGACTATCAGTTTGAGTTCTACGGCTTCGACTCCATCAGCGAGTCGCAGCGTCAGAAGAACCTCATTGACGCTGTGCAGAACTACATGTCCGTGAACGAAGTGCGGTCCATGTACAATCTTCCGCCGTGGAAGGACCCGGTCTCCAACCGTCCGCTGAACGCCTCTTACCAGATGTATCAGCAGAAGCTTGTCGAGCAGGGTGTGTCGCTCAACCCTGACATTGTGCAGGACGACGTCGCCGCCTTTGTCGGTGGCCGCCGGATGAACTACCGTGTTGAGCCTGCTTGATTAGTAACGCACGGGCGTTTGACGTTCGGCGACATGAGCGCGACCGCCCATTTGAACATCGTGACGCGTCAACTTATTGATGCCAGTCGTGAACTCATTGCCAAGGGCGCCAACGGCGTCCCTGGCTTTGATGTCTCGCTGTTCAATGATGCCGACCGTATCAGCCTGTGGGCACCCTTCGAGGTGCTGGCCAAGGGTGCCAATGATGACCCCAAGATTGGGTACATCTCAGGCATTGCCACCACTGAAGCCCCGGATGCCGATGGCGACATCGTACTGACGGATGGAATCGACTGGAGCTACTTCGTTGGCGACAAGGACAACGAAGGAAAAGGTTTCCTTATCGATGAACATCCTGTTGGCAATCACAACGTCGTCGGGTATCCCATCTCTGTGAGCACTGTTCAGGTACCGAACGGCGAAGAGATGGTGAAGGGCGCCAAGGTCAAGGGCGCGCTCTACCTTGAGGACCGCCGGGGCGCGGAACTCTACCAGAAGGCGTGCACGATGAAGCGCGCTGGTGGGGACCGCAGACTGGGCTTCAGCATTGAAGGCTCGGTGAAACCCGGCGGTCGTCGTGGCAAGGTGGTCGAGAAGTCGCAGGTCAAGTGGCTTGCCATCACCGCCGCCCCCAAGAACGAACTCTCGTGGTGGGAGCCAGTGGCCAAGTCGCTGCTCAACGCCGCTGGACACAAGCTCCACAAGTCCGACGTGTCGACGAAGCACGTCGTCGATGTTGCCTCGGTGGTCCTTGAGAACCTGACCGGCAGCATCGCTCCCGACCAGCTGGCGGAAGCACTGGTCATCCGTCTCCTGAAGTCTCACCAGGACATGTCTTGGCGGGACGCTGTGAGCGTTCTTCAGCACGTTCTGAGAACGGTCTCCTCGCCCACCGCACCTCAGTCCGTGCGTGGTTGAAGCAAGGTAGTTCAACTGTGCTCGACTGAGCACCTTCACGAAGGCAGTCTTATGATGAAAGCAAGTGAGCTTCAGAAGCTGTTGGGTGACGTTGACGGTGCGGGCGACATCCTCGCTCGTCGCATCGCCGACGGGACCCTTGAGAATGACCTCGGCACCCAGCCGATCTTCAAGTCGGATGCGGTTGCGTCGCTGTACGCCGACCTCGCCGCTGCGATCGATCGCCTTGGCAAGGTTCCGGAGGCCGCCCCGGCCCGCGCCAATGACCGCGCTCAGCGCCTCGCGAAGTCGGCTGCGGCCGAGAACGCTCCCGAGGTTGTTGGCGCCGTGACCGACATGGCGACCGCTATCGACAACGTCGAGAAGGCCACCATCGAGAACGCCGCTGCGCTCGCGAAGGGCATCGTCAAGCTGGCCGAGGCCGCGACCACGTCGCTCAAGGGCCTCGTCGAGATGGCGGCGCGCTTTGGCTCGCTCGAGGACAAGGTCAACGAGCTGCACAAGGGCTTCAGCAGCACGGCCGTTGCGCCTGCTGGCGTCGCCGCTGTCGTCGCTCCGACCCCGCTCGACGCGGCCCCCTCGGCTGTTGCGGCGAAGTCGGGTGAGTTCGACATCGAGAAGTATCAGGTTGAGTTCGAGCGTGCCACCTCCCTGATCAAGGGCGCCATGCAGAAGCTCACCCCCGCCGAGCAGACTGGTGCGCCGGGCGCTCGCCTTGCGGCTGCCTCGACGGCCCTGACCTTTGGTCACAAAACCCCGGCCGACGTTCTCGTCGAGCTCGGCCTTCAGTGAGGTGAGTCATGAGCATGAGCCCCGACCAGCTTCTTCTTTCTCTGGACCGCCTCCAGTCGCTCGCAGCGCGCGGCGGTGACGTTCAGATCGCTGAGCTTCGCCAGCTGCAGCACGCCCTCAACCAGAACATGCTGAAGTCGCATGCCGAGCTCCGCAAGGCGGGCGTCGGCTACCCGCTTCAGGGCATGCCGTTCGACAGCTCGACCATCCCGGGCGGCTCGTACGCTCCGCTGGTTCCCCAGAGCATCCAGCCCATCATCGACAACGCGACCTTCACCGAGGACACCCTGGTGTTCTGGAAGATGCTCGCGAAGCAGTCGGTGACCACGCCGGTGCTTGAGTGGGTCCGCCGGAAGAGCTACGGTGGTACCGCGACCTCGCCGTTTATCGCGGAAGGTGGCGTGCCGGCGATTACGCAGTCCGAGTTCGACCGTAACGTCGTCCGCATGAAGTACATGGCGGTGTTCCGCCAGGTCACGGACGTCCTCGCGAACACGCAGCTTCTCGGCAACGTCGGGCAGGCCCGTGCTCTTGAGGCCGCTGACGGCGCGATCGAGCTTCTTTTCCGCCAGGAGAAGTTCCTCTTCCACGCTGACTCGAGCGTCAACCCGCTTGAGTACGACGGTCTCGTCGCCTCCATCGAGAAGGGTGCTCCCCAGAACGTCTTCGACGCTCAGGGCGCCACCATCTCGGGCCAGGAGCTCCAGGAGATCATCGGTCAGCTCGTGTCGGCGCCGAACTACGCGTCGCCCACGCACGTGCTGATGAGCCCGCGCCACTACGCGTGGTACCAGAACAGCCTGCTGCCCTTCAAGCGTGGTGACCTGGCCGTCAATGGCCCGCTCACGTTCAACACGCAGGGCATCTCGGTTGGTTGGTCGCGCGGCTCGGTCCCGCTGACCGAGGTCGTCCACATGGCGTGGGACGAGCATCCCATCATCCGTACGCAGGGTGACGGTCCTCCGGCGTCCATCGGCGTTACGGTTGCTGAGGTCGGTTCGGCCTCGGGCAGCAAGTGGCGTGCACAGGACACCGCTGGCCTCGACTTCTACTACACGCTTGAGGCGGTCGGTGATCAGGGTGTTACCCGTCTTCCGATCTCGGGTGCCATCACGACGCTGCCGGCCGGTGGCGCTGTGGACATCACCCTGAACGACGACTCGGCGCCTGCGAACGGCACGGGCTCGGTTCGCTACTACAACATCTTCCGCGCTGCTGTTGCGGCCGGTGATGCTGCTCCGACCGACCCGCGCAAGTTCTACTTCGTCGGCCGCAAGGCGCGCAACCTCGATGGCGACACGGTTCTCCGTGACCTCAACGAGCAGCGCCCCAACTCGGCTCCGATGGTCATCATCCAGAACCGCCCGGACGTGCTTGAGTGGCGCGAGTTCCTCTCGACCACCATGCGCCCCATCACCCTCTCGCGTACGACGCTTGAGCAGTTCCTGCTCATGATGTTCGGCGCCCTGAAGGTGTCGGTCCCGACCAAGATGTTCCTCATCAAGAACGTCGGGTACGGTTGATTCTGGTAGAGCCCTGCATCTTCCAGTAGGGTAAGGGGCGGCCGTTCGCGGTCGCCCCTTTTTCTTTTCAAGAGGTTTACTATGAAAGTCCGACACAAGAAACTGCGCCGTGGCTCCATCGCCTTCACCTGTGGTGTGTTCAGCATCGGTTCCGATGGCTTGCTCTCGCCTGAGCCCACGGAAGCGCAGTGGAAACTGTTCGGTAATGCGCAGATGTACTTCGAGGTTCAGCGTGAAGGCGCCCTTGAGCGCCGCACCGACGTGGCCCCCGCCGCTGCCGCAAGCCTCGCGGCTGCTGTCGCTGCGGCGCCTGCGCCTGAGTATGCGCCCATGCCAATGCCTGTCCCCGAACCGGAGCCCGCGCCCGAGCCCGAGCCTGTGGCAGAGTCCAACGAGGAGGTCTTCTCCATGGACGATGACGAGGACGACGAGGACGATGGCGGAGAAGCAGATGGCTTCAGCGATGACGTGGACCCCAACGCGGACACGGTCGATGCCACCCTGTACTCTGGCATGTCTACTGAAGAGTTGCGTACGCTCTGTCGCGAGCGTGGGATTCGTACGGCGCGCGTGAACAAGGCGGACCTCATCTCGCTGCTCAACGCCTCTGACCTCGGAGTCTGACCTATGGCCGTCACCGACATCGTAACGCCGGACTACTTGCGCACGCGGATTCTGGATGGGGTGGTGAATCTCATCACCGCGCGCGGCATTCCGCTGACGGATGACGGCCTGTGGGCAAAGATTGACGAGGCCGTCGGAACCCTTGAGTCGGAGTTCGGACTCGCTTTGCGGCAGAGCCAGTTCTCCGCCGAGGTGGATCGCACGCGCATCACGCAGTTCTCCGACGAGGGCTACCAGATCCAGACCTCGCTGAAGCGTCCAATCCAGCAGGTCGACAAACTGAGCATCGTCGTCGGCAACCTCGAGTGGTACGACCTGCCCAAGGAGTGGGTGTGGGTGGCCTCCGCCAACCAAGGGCAGGTCCACATCATCCCGTCGAGCCAAGGCCCGGTGCGCTTGCAAGCCAACAACCGAGCCTACCTCTACACCGCCACCGCATCCTCGGGCTACGTCCCAGGCATGTACTCCATCAAGTACAAGGCAGGCTTCGAGAAGGACCTGCCCGGTGTGCACACCGCCGTAGGTCCCGTTGCCCCTGCCACGGTGGGGAGCAGAACGGTCACCGTCGCAGACCTGCCGGAGGATACTGACCTCCGCACGCTGCTCATGCCTGGCGACTGGGTGTCGCTGGGCGGTGCGGCCTACCGCATCTCATCCGTGGCGGCTGCTGCCTACACGCTCACCGTGGGTGCGTCAGCGTCGTTTACAGGCACCGCCGTGGTCCTGCGCTATGACGCTGACATCCTTCAGTTCATTGGATACGCCGCAGCCATGCCCATCCTCGCCAGCCTTGGCGCGGTCTTCTATGGACCGGGCGTGCTCGGCACCAGCCTGCGCCTCGACGGGCTCTCGCAGTCGAATAGCCTTCACCCGCGTGGCCCGTTCGCCAATCTCATCGACGCCTACCGCGAGAAGATTGCCTCCGCCAAGGCAGCCATCTACTCGAAGTACGCACCGGTCAACATGGCGGTGATGGGATGACCTACATTCCGATCATCACTGAGTCGAACCTCGACAAGAACCGGGTCGACTTCAACCAGCATGACTTCCGCCGCGTGCTCCTGCAGCACGGCGTCCCGCTCAGGTGGGAGTTCGCCCTCGTCTGCCCATGCAAGCGCATCCAGTCGCGCGGCATCGTGGTCGTGCAGTCCACCGAGGCGCGCACCGACTGCCCTGCGTGCTCGGGCACAGGCGTGCTCTACGGTGGCGCACAGAACACGGTAGGCCTCGTTCACGAGACGCGTGAGAAGGCCATCATGTCCACGCCGCACGGGCAGTACAGCGAGGGCGACGTGCTCATCAGCATGCTGCCTGAGCACCTGCCAGACCGGTGGGACCGCCTCACCATGCAGTCCGGCGCCCGCGTCTACAACGAGAGCCGCCGGCGCACTGACGCGCGCTATGAGCGCTTGCGCTACCCCATCGTGCGCCGCAAGTTCCCTGTGGGCCACGAGGACGGGACGCAGGGCATGGCAGGCATCATGGAGCTTGGCGTGGTCTACGCTCGAGCAACCAACGTTGACGGAACCATTCAGGCCAATGTCCTCGTCGAGAACGTGGACTTTGCCATCACGGATGACGGGCGCATCGACTGGGACCTCGGCGACGAGGAGGGCACCGCGCCTGCTGAGGGCGCATGGTACACCATGCGCTACTTCGCCCGGCCGGTCTTCATTGTGAAGGGCATGCCCTACGTCCGCCGCGATGGCTTCGCGCAGCCGTACGATGCCCCGCAGGCGCAGCTTGAGCTTGCCCCTGTGCTTGTCCACGCCTCACCCGAGTTCCTCGGCAACGAGGGCATGCCCGAGGTTGAGGAGCAGGTGCCGAACCCTGACTTCACCCCGGTGTACCGCGATGCCATCTGACGTCGAATACATCTTCAGGCAAAAGAACGGCAAGGTCATCTACCGTGGGTCGGACATCAACCGTCTCACGATGGGTATCATCTCGCGACTTGGCTTCTCTGAAGAGCAAGGCGTTGATATCGGTGACTACGTACAGGCGACTTGGAAGCACCATGCTTCACAGATTCAGGCTCGCACCGAGTCTTGGCGTGCCACCGACTACCGCCAAGATTACATGGATGGTATCCAAGTGTGGCGCCGCCGTGGGCGTGAACTCGTCTTCGCCCTGCACGGTGCCCAAGCCAACGCCGTCGAGCATGGCTGGGCCCCTCCCACTACGCAGGACTGGGCCGACGGCATCGGCACCTACGACGGCGAATACAAAGACATGCGCCCGTGGCTGCTGCACTCCGGCCACCCGCAAGTGCGCCACACCAAAAGAGAAGCTAAGAAAGACACAGACTTCACGGTCTATCGCTTCCTGAAGTTCGACACTCCTGCTCTGTCAGAGATGGTGGAGACCACCGCGCAACACTTGGCTGCGACTGAAACTGCCAAGGCCCTCGCGGACCACCAGACGCAGATGAACGACGCTGACCGCGAGCGCCTACTCGCCGCTGCGCGCAAGAAAATCCAGCACACCGCCCGCAGCAGCATTCATCGCGATGAGTCTGGTCAGATTATGTTCAGACCCCTAGACATGAAGGACGTACCGCCTGCGGCTGCCTACGGTGAACACAAATCTTGGATTTATCACCGAGCCACAATTCAGGATGACATCCCCTTCAAAACGATGCGCGCGGCCATCAAGTTCGCGATGCACAAGGCGCAGTTCACAGTGTTCCGCACCATCACGGATTCACAGCAGCAGATTGACCGCAAGCTGTTCTTCAGCAAGGGCATCAGTCCCGCGAAGTTGATCTCGGACCAGAACTCTCCGGTCGTCGAGGCTGCCAAGCAGGCAATCATGAACGTCATGTCCGGAAAGAACCCGGACGGGAGCGAGCGCAATGGCAGCTGACCCCGATCTCCTCATTGAACTCGCCCTCAACCACGCTTGGAATCAAGTCGCTGACGATGGGCTAGAGGCATGGCGCCGAACGCAAGACTACGCCTTCTATGACCAGCAGGCGGTCGACGCTGTGTACGAGGTGCTGACACGAACGAACGGCCTGCGCATTCGTTCCGCCGACATCCCGGTGCAGGAGTCCCACAACACGACCATCGTCGGCGTCGGCCTGCACGCAGAGGCCATCAACAAGAAGTTTCTAGGCAACGACGCACACTTACGCGCGGCTGTCATCGGGCCCAGCGGCGAGACGATGACGGGCCAGAAGTACCAGTTCATGACTGACGTGGCCGTCTCGGTCTACGTCATCGCCCCGACGAAAGACATCATGCGCATGGTGTCTCGCTTCGTGAAGACCGCGATTGTGTCAATGGGAAAATGGTTCCTGCAGCAAGGGATGGAGACGCCCCCATCGTTTCAGGTAGCCTCTGACCTTGAGCCGCTGGCCGTGATGAGCGGGCGCGAAACTGTTATGAAATTCGTGCGCCGCATGAACTTTGACGTGCGCGGGATGGAGCGCATCACGCCGCTCGACATCACGCCGCCGCCCCAGAAGTTCCCGCTGGTACACGCGGAAGGCACGGTGGTCACGGCGATTCCCGATCCTGAGACTCGTACGTTTACGCCGATCACGCCGATAAGCTTTGGAAAGGTTGGCTGGCGCGCTGACCAATGAACTTCCACAAGGATACATCTCATGGCAGGTGGAATCGTTATCAATGGCCGCTTCGTAGCGCGACCGGGCATCTACAGTAATGTCAACTACATCACCCTCCCAGGCGCGCCTACGCAGGGGACGGTGCTTGCAGTTGTGGGTGACTTCCCATTCCTTGAGCAGAACGTGCCCTACGCGAGCACGTCTCAGCGTGACTTTGAGGCGCTTGCGCCGCAGAGCCTGATGCTCAAGAAGATGTCGGGCATCATCTACAACCCGCTCTCCGACGCCAACCTGACGGCGGCGCCTGCTGCAGTCTACCTCGTCTCGCCCCGTGAGAACACGCAGGCTTGGGTGCAGGTCGCGGGCGATTCGCCCGCTGACGGCATCATCGCCAAGGCGAAGCAGTGGGGCACGACGGGCAACAGCACCAGCCTCAAGATCGTGTCCAACGCCGCACGCGGCGGGTGGGACGCGACTGTCCGCAACAACGGCACGCTGGAGAACATCCGCATTCCGGCGGAAGAGACCGCGCTGCTGGTTGACTACAATAACCCGAATGAGCCCACCAGCACTGTGCTGGCGCCCATTAAGGGCTTCGGTGACTGGCTTACGCCGCTTGGCGGTGGCAGCACTGCTACAAGCGCGGGCAACCTTTCGCTCGCACTTGGTGGCCTCGCCCCAGGTGTGGATGGCACGCTGCGCATTTCGTTCTCGCGTGACATCGCGCCGAACTATGCCACTGCCAGCCTCATCTCTGTGTGGGAGCCCGCCGGACCGGTCAGCGGTAAGCTCACCATCAAGAGCTCGGCTAGCGCAGTGCTCTCCGCTGGTACGCTCAGCGTGCTGGTCACGGGTATTGACGCGGACACCGGCAACCCGGCGACGGATACTCTGTCGTTCAGCGTTTCTGACGTAGCCGACGAAGAAGCAAAAGAGACGCCAACTTCGTTCGAGTCGGTCACGAAGGTTGAGTTCCTGCTTACGAATGGTGCTGCCTCCCTCACCGGCGGTGGCATGAACGTCGCGGGGCAGTGCTTCGCCGACATGAACGAGGCCGCTGGGCAGAAGTACGTCAGTGACGTCATCCGCGTCCTCCAGCAGTACTCGGACAAGGGCTTTGTCACGAGCACTCAGTCGTCGCGCGTCGCCAGCATCAAGCTCGTTGACCTCGACGTGCAGAGCGCCACGGACTTTGGCGACATTATCTCTTCGTCCGCTGTCGCGCTGACCGCCAACGGCTGGAAGATCGTCACCACGATCAATGCAGCGTCCAAGCTCATCACCCTGGAGCGAGACAATGCAGCAGACCCAACCGGGGAAGTGGCCAATCTCTTCAAGCGGCTGGCTGGTGGCACCGAATCAGGGGTCTTGGACGCCGCAGACTGGAGCGATGCTCTTGATAGTCTTGTGTGGTACAACATTGACACCGTCGCGGCATTCTATGACGCGACAGGTACGGAGGCTGCTGACGATGTTGTACTCGCGCAGTTCCAGGCGCACATCACCCAGATGTGGTCCGACGGCGCCAACGAGCGAACCCTGTGGCTCGGCGCTGGCTCTGGCGAAAACTTCGTCCAGCTCGTCCAGCGTGCTGCTGTCTCCAACAGCGAGCGTGTGAACGTTGTTGTGGACAGCGCCTACATCCAGCAGCCCGACGGCAGCACCGAGCTGATGCGTCCGTACTGGTACGCGCTCATGCTCGCGGCGGCTGATGCCTCGCTGCTCAACGTCGAGACCCTGACCCGCGCGCGTCCGCGCGTGCTTGGGGTTGAGCGTGGCGATGGCAGCGACGACCTCCTTGCTCAGGAAGACGTCAACGAGCTGATTCGCGGTGGCCTCATCGTTTCGACCACGCCGCCCGGTGGCGCCACGCGCATTGAGCGCGAGGTCACGACCTGGACGGCCGATGAGAACCCGGCTCGCACCGAGGCCATCTGCACGCGCTCTGTGCGTGCCAGCCTCAAGTCGATGCGCGCTGCCCTCGACGCTCTCATCCGCCCGGGTGCTGGCGTGCTGGTGCTGGCCGATGTCCGCTCGACGGTGCGCGCTGAGCTCGAGCGGCAGGCCCGCTCGGTGTCGCCGCTCATCACGGGCTACGACTCTGGCAGCGTCAGCATCGTGGAGTCGGCGGACCGGTACGAGGTCAGCTACGTCATCACGGTTCGCATCAACAAGAACTTCATCACCCTGAACGTCGGTGTGACCGTCCCGGTCGGCACCATCTGATAAGGAGTCACACCCATGGCAGGTCTTCCGGATAGAGCAGTATCTTCGCTTGTTGCGGGCATCCGCATCAAGAACACGGAGATTGGTTGGGTGCAGGGCTTCCGTATTCAGGAGTCCTTCACGCAGTTCCCCATTGATGCCCTCGGCGATCCCTACACCAAGTACCACGAGCTGACGCGCGTGCGGGTGTCGGGCTCCTTCGACCGTATCCGTATCTACAACAAGCCGCTGTCGGGCCTCCTCGACAACGACCTGTGGCTGCGTCAGGGTGAGCCGATTGAGTTCGTTCGGCAGTACATCACCAGCTTCGTCGTGTACAACATCCACACGGGTGAGGACCTGTACATGGTTGAGCAGTTCAAGCCGACCGACCGCTCCATCACGCTGACGACCGATGGCGTCATCATGGAGAACTGCTCGTTCGTCGCGCGTCGCATGCTCGAGAGCACGCCTACGTTTACGGTTGACGGTCAGACGGTCACTCCCTGATCCGACTGAGCTTGACACCCGCCCAACCAAGGGCATAGTGAGGGTCGCCGCAAGGCGGCCCTTTCTATTTGGAGGTCATGGTGGACGAGCTGGAACTTATGAAGCAGGCCTTTGAGGCCAAGCAGAAG